TAAAGTGGCTTCGCTCTTGGGTTTTTCGGACGCGAATTGCTTCGCCCGGCGTTCAAATTCAGTTGGGTGCATTTGGTCTTTCCGGCCAGCCACTTAGCTGACCTTTTCGTTAGGCACACGCAGATTCCACGCCTCGGCGAGTATCGTCATCAGGTCTTCTGGCGCGTATTCCTTGTGGTCGTCGTGGCACATGCTGACTTGGGCCGTGCATTTAGTGCAGTAGATCGCGACGGCGTTTGACAGGTATCCGCCAGAGAGTGTGCGGAAGGCTTGCTGCATGTCGGATTCAGCTTCACCACCGCAGAACGGACACGGTAGCAGTGCCGAACCACGGGATGCAGTGAACCCGGCGGAGTGTTGGGCAGTTTGATGAATTGTTGGCATATTTTAGATTTTGGTTTTCGCGCCGGGTCACTGATCCCGACCGTTAGGCCACCACGAGGTCGTCGGGGTTGCATTCTCCGCGTCTCGAAATTTACAGTCTTTGCAGTATCCCATAATCGTACACTAATCGTCAGTCTCCTCCAAACTCCCGCTCGCCCTCTCCTCAGTCACAAACGGCGACAAGGTTTCTCTGACCCATTGCTGTGCGTCTTTCTTGGTCATGTTTGTGGAGGTCTGAACGGCCTCCACAATCTTGCCCTTCTCGAATGAGAGGCAATCCCACAGGGCTTCTGGTGGTAAAGAGTGCTCCAATGCCTTGTAAGCGCCGATGACATTCGTGATGGGATCCAAGCGTCGACCTTCGCCTACTTGAAGTCCAAACTTCCGCAGATCGTCGGCAGTGAGGGTCTTCAAACATCGTCTCGCCTCAGCCACAATGTTCGCCGTCATCGTGCCAACTTGATGGATTTTCACCCAGTCGGCTGGCGTCAAGCGCTGAACCATGATCTCGACCTCAGCCTTCTTGACTGGCGATTGCGCCCCGGCAATGACGGAGGGGAGCATGGAGTAAGCGGCGGCTTCGCGGCACCACTTGCGACACACGCAATAGAAACAATGGTCGCCAGCCTGTCTCTTCACATCGGGCTGTTGTGATCGCCAAAGGATTTGTCGCACCGACACCATGCTGCGATGCAGGTCATTAAGTGAGTATTCTGCAACGTCGGTAGCGTTGCGAAGCTTCGGCTTCACGAATGCCACGCGGACACTCTCGAAGCCATATCGTGGTCCGTATTCCAACCAGACCAGCACAGCAAGTAAACGAAGCTGCCAAGACTGCTGTGATGGAGTGAGGCGCTTGCACCAGCCACTTTTGAGATCGCGTACGAAGGCATGGTGGCCAGAGATGGAGAGCCGGTCGTAACGTCCGGATGCGAGTCCATTTCCGTCGTCATCCCTAAGCCAAAGACGCTCCTCGGTCTTATCGACATCAATTGGGCCTTTATCGTTAAGCCACTGGTCCATCAGTTCCAAGTCAATCTCCTTGGTGCGCTCGAAATCGGCAATCTCTTCTTCAGATAGTCCAGATGTGTCATTGGTTTCCCAGGCGCGGTGAATTCTAATTCCACGCTCGGCCTGCTCGTCAGCAGGAAGTTCTTCGATCATGAGTTGTTCTCGCAATTGCGCCTCGAATTGAGGTTGCCCCTCACAGGCGGCAACCATCTCAAACTTGCTGGCTGAAACCAACCCGGCAGATTCTTCGTGGTGTGTCAGCGGTCTAACCATGCGCTCCAGGGCTTCGGCTGGCACTGCTTTCGAGTCGAGCGTGTCTTGCTTTAGATCGTCCATATTATTCGGCGGCGGGCCAGACGAGCGCCATGATTGTGACGGAGCGCGGGAAGTCGCAGCGACAGGTTGTGTCAGGCTGGCTTGTGCTTGGATTCGGACATTGCACCGTTCTTCGGCAGCGAGGACAGAGCCACATCGCAAAGTCCGCCGAACCGGCCCTTTTTAGTTTCGAGTCACTCATAATTTTGGAGGCGCAGGCATCGGATAGTTTTTGCTTCAGGAGCGGCAGCGCAGCCTTTACTCCTTCGTCGTCTTTTATTCCTCCGGTCACTGTTTCTCGGTCGGCGATCATGCAGGCAGCGAGCAGGTAGTTCAGTTCTTGGACTGACCACACGACCGTTGCGGCTGAACCCGCAACTGGAGGCTCGCCATCCCATGTTGTCGCTGGCATTGCTGGTTCTTCCGTTCCTGGCTGTAGTCTGTTGTCTATCATTCCGCGCTGCTGTTCATTTTGATTTCTGGTTTGAGTCGCCGGACACCTCCAACCGATACATTGCGGCGTTCGTCGGGTAATAAACGAAATCTTCCAGAAGACGTGGGCCACCGCTCTACCACTTTCTCAAGAATGGCCTTGCCGTCTCCAAGCATGTTTTTACCACTGGCGATTTTCCCGAGTAGCAAGTATCCCTCGGCTTCATTGATTTTTGTGAGCGCCCGTTCCACGCCTTCTAACAAGGTCGCTGGAGCGAATGAGCTTTCCGCCAGTGCCGCCGATATTCTTTCGCAGGTCGGACACCCTCTCCGCCTGCGGACGTGCTCTACGATTATCTCCCACTCGCCGTGGCCTCTGTTTTTCCAGCGAGTGAGTTTTCCTTTGAGGCAGTTCACCATCGCGGTCGAGCAGCCGTAGTAGCGTTGATGGCCGTCCTCGTTGATGGCCACGCACCAGCGGAACACGTCAGAGTTGTAAGCCCAGTAGCCTCGATTGATTTCCGTTGGACCGGCAGCTATCTGGCCGAGTTCGCGTTCGATTTTCGCAGTCAGCCGAGCCGCGACGCTGCGGGCGAGTTCGGGCGGTTTGGATGGGGCGCAGTCGCTCATCTTATTCTCACCTCCAACCGATACATTGCGGCGTTCGTCGGGTAATAAACGAAATCTTCCAAGTCACAAACCTGCTCGTTGACTGTAGCCCAATTCCTGCCATCCTGAGAGGCTTGGACTTTGATCTTTAACGGCTCGCTCGCGGCAAGCTCAACCCGGTTGGTGGGGTCTGGATGCTGTGCGGGTGCATCTTGGACTCCGCAAACAGCGACGACGCAGATGGCCAGCCACGACTCTGACTTGGGCGGTTGCTCGTCGGAGTATGCCGCTGGGCTGCCGATTAAGGCAGCGAGAGTTAGGGCTAATATACGAAAGCGCATAGCTTAATCGTTTGATTTTAATCGAAGATTGAGCGGCTTCCTTTTGGGAAGATTTGCCACATCAATTCATCAATCTCATTTTCGATGTATTCTGGAACAATGTGTCCTTTTATTCCAGCATCTCGGCACAGAATCTCTTTCATATTTCGGAGTATCCGCATTGCGTCCTGCCATTCGATGTGTTTCATTAGCCCGGATTAGCGGTGGCGGCTAAATGCTTCGGCCACTTTGTTTTCATGGTTGATTTGGTTTGTGCGCTGGTCGAGCAGGTAGCTCACGAGGTATGCCATCGCATCGGGATCGTTCAGAGCACCGACTCCGTGTTGTTGCACCAGCAGTCTTACAGTGTCGTCTATTGTTGCGACATGGTGGAGTTTTCGCACCATGTCATCTAACAAATCGCTGGGCCAGATTTTCAGTTCGCTCATGGCACAACAATCCTTTGGTTTCTTACGGCTTGATAGAGCTTCCGCGACAATTCCAGTTCGTTCAGGCGGGAGGTGTGAAGTTGAAGGGACAGGCTGACTATCAGCGCCACCAATAAAGCGATGACGAGAAGATACCAGAAGTCGCGGGGGATTGGTTTCATAAATCCACCTTCCTTTCCGATCTTGATTCGTCTCGGCCATCATTGGTTTCCTTAGGTGGAATAGAATCGGTTTCTGGTTTTGGAGTCGCAACCATCGGTTCAGGTGCCTTTTCGGCACTCTTGCGCTTGGCGGCAGGGGTTGGCGCGGTCAGCATGGGTGGCTCGGGGAACTCTGGTGTCTTGATTATTGGGGTCGCTGCGATAAACCGCTGTTCCTCACGAATAACCTCAGCGTCGTCGTCGGTCAGCACCCCCAAAATCACCTCTGGCTTGTGCCGTCGTGCCCACTTTACAGCCCCAGTGTAGATCAGCTTTTGGTGAGGGTCTTTTGACCACATCTGATTCGTCGTCTTGGCCTGCCCGACATTCACAGTGACGGTTCTGGCCTTTTCTTCGCCCTCCAGCCTGCCCGATACCGTCACCTCCAGCCCGTCGCCCTTGGCGTCGTTAAAAGTGTAGCTTAGGCGCTCTGCAAGGCCACCACGAGCGTTTATGACCGCTGCCACCAGCTTGCCTTGAAACGCCAGCTTCCCACCCACCTCGTAAGTCTCGGGAACGATGGCGAATGGGTCAAGCCTCCAGCGCATTGCTTGGTTGACGACCAGGAAGCAATTTGCCTGGGTTTGCTCGAAGCTGTCACCCTTGAGGTGCTTGGGGATCAGGCTGGCGCGAGCCATGGCGCCGGCGATGCGATAGACGTGTTCAAAGCGGGCCGAGTCCATCAAATAGGCAATCTCGCTGTTGTCTTGGACGATTTTGACCTCTCGTGGGGCAGCCTTGACGACTGCGGTGGTGGTTTCATTACTCATAATTTGATTTCTTTTCTTGCCGTGATCTTCACTAATGGCCTGCAACAACACGGACACCGGCCTTTCATGTCGCCCGCGTAATAGTGTGCGCTCTTGCCAGTCGACAGGCCCATCTCCCTGGCGATTGCATCGCAGGTCATCGGCCTCCCATTTCCTGCGTCCGTCGCCTTGAGACGGCGAACCATGCGTTGTTTCAAAATGAAATTGTCGGTCATATTAAAAAGGTTTGCAAACATCCAACCATTCACAGCCCGGTGATTTGCACTTAATCAGGGCTTCAACTCCACATTCAGCCATGAGTGAAAGAACTTCGTCAGCAGCAGCGTCAGCAGCGTCAGCAGCAGAGTAAGCAGCAGCGCCAGCAGCGCGAGCAGCAGAGTAAGCAGCGTCTTTCATATTATCCACTGTGGCCGCTTCACACTTCAAAGCCTCCGCATTGAGCTTTTCACAATGCTCTGTGTTTTGAAGCCTTGCAGCCGCTCGGAGCGCAATTGGAACAATCTTGCGAACACATGACAAGGCCAGTTCTTTGACGAACAGAGATTCGTCTATTCCGTCGCTGCCAAGCTGGGCGACTGCCATCCTTTGCAAGCCTTTCGCTCGGGCTATATTGCCCGACCAATTGGCGTCGTTGAGTGTGATTTTGAAGGAACGAACAGCGCGTGAGACGCATGCCGGATCGTCGGAATGTGGGAGGCCAAGGGCACAGCACACAGCAGCCTCAATACACATTTTGCCGGGTTCTTGAACCCCCATTCCCTTTACCAGACCGTGGCTCAAAAGCCGATTTACTTTGATTGCAACTTCTCTCGTTGGTTGGATCGTTGTCATATTCTTTAAGAGTCTGCATGTTTCACCGCTCAGTGTCAATAACTATCTCATGGGGTGTCAATTCTTTTCCATCGCTTCCATACGGTTAACATACTCCCGCCAGATTCCGGCACGCTCTTTTGCGAAGGCCATGCCCTTGCGGTCCCTGCGTTGCTTCATGGTGCGCCAAAGCTTGCCCCACATTCTGACCAGACGGCGTTGGCTGCTATGGCGGTAGATCATAAGGATAATGACGCTCCTAGCGCGGTTACGCTTCCACCGCACGCAATGATATAAGTAGCCTGCTCACACGATCGCATCCTTTCGCGGGCAGCCATCCGCTTGGCTAGTTCAAAGCATGAGAAGCCATTTGGGTGTGACGCTAAGAGCTGTCGCTCGTCGCCGTTGATAAGAAATAATTCATGAGTGTCTTTTTTCTCGTTGGGTGTCACCTGAAGATTGCCAGCCCACACTGCGCTTTTGAATTTAAGCGGTTTCAGGATTTCAGGGGAACTTGACGGCAGTATTGAGCCTCCAATGTTTTTCATTTCGTTGCCTTTCGTTTACACTTGCACATCTGCCGTCCACAGTCGGAACACTTTTTGCAGGCCATCAAGCCGCCTAGAAACAGCGAGATCAGAACGCCACTGAATACCAGGGCGATTAGTTCGGCCCAGATCGGAAGTTGAGCGGTCATATTCTTATGGATTGTGACTCTGGCGGCTCCTCTAGACACGTCCAAGTTGTAGCTCCTCCAAATTCCGGATACTTGGCCCAAGGTGGGCATTGGGGGCAGGTGTTAAACCGTCCACTGCTCCATGTATCGCCGTAGTGATTCGTTGACTTCTCCTCAATGTGCCCGCAGCGGTCACACTTGTACTTCTTGCTGGTAATCGGAAACAGTCTCATAGCCAGCCTTGTGTTTTGGCAAATCGTTCAATTTCATCCCAGCCGATGCGATGACACCCGGCGACAACGCCTTGCTCGTTTACCGCGTCCAGTTGGTAGTCGCCAACCTTGAACTGATCCCCGTTGCGATGCCAGCCACGGGCGCGGGCGATGATGCAAAAGCGGAAAGCGCGTTCGGCTTCGCTGAGTGCCACGCGGGCGCCTTTGCTGGTTTCCATGTTCATTGAGCCACCAAGCGGAAGTGAATCATCAAGGACGGCCAAGGCTCGCAGATAAACCTTTTCAATCCTGTGTGAAAGCGAGCCGGTCAATTCGCCGCTTTTCCATTGGGCGATTACTTCTTGCGCCTCACGTTCAAACTTTGCATCGGCTGCCGCCTTTTGTTTCCGCTCACGCTCTGCCGATGCCCTGGCTTTCGCTTTCAACTCATCAATGTTATCCGGCATCGTAAAGCGAGTCTTGAAACCAAACCGCTCACAAAATGAATTCGCTTCGTCCACTTCGCTTTGTAGCATCTTAAGCACGAAGTCGGAGGTTCTCGCTCTGGCTGCCTTCGTGGAAAGATCGGCAATTTGCCCAGCGTAGTTTTTTACATCCGCGCCGCTCGGGTCGCTTGCGGGATTGACCACTTGAAACACGGTTTTGTGCGAACAAGCGGAAAGCGTTTCTGACTTGTGCCTGGCCGTCGTGCGGGAATAGTCCTTGGTTGTGAACAGGATCACTCCCTTGTAATGCCGGGCAATCGGAAAGTGACTGCCATAGCTGTAGATCGTGTCGCCTTCAAAATAGAAGGATGAACCTTTCGCGCGTTCCCGTGACTGGTTAGCCCACAAGTGGGCCACTTCTTGGTTATTCATAGCTGTTTTAATCCTTTAACCCCGCACCGCGCACCCCGTAAAACCCAGGCTGACAATCCCGGGGAAAGGAGAGGATGCACGGAGCGGGGGAAGTTTTCATGTTTCCTTTTTAGAGTGATTGGGTTAGCTGTTAGCACGCCGGGCGGACGCCCTGGCCAGGGTATCATGCCGGGACGCTAAAGATGTCGCCCAGCAGCGTGTGCCGGTCGAACGCTTCCTTGATGCCGACTTCCTTCATCGTGTCCCACATGGTTTGCCCGACGTGCCACCACGTCTTGCGCTGGTGTTCACTGCGGGCTTGCGGGTCACGGGCGACGATGATGGGAGCACCGTTGCGGTTGTGAGTCCACCGGGCTTCGAGTCCGGCTTCGCGTAGTGTCTTGACTGAGTATTTCATTTGTTTCTTTCGTTTCGGACCGGGTTATGGTTGATGATCTTCATATTGAATTCGAGTTGTTGAATTGCCGCTTTGCAATCTTCCACGACACGCCAGCCTCGCGTGCCGCGCGCTTGGCTGCTGCAAGCTTCTGCCCATACCACAGGGCAGCCATGCGATAAATGTCCGACAGGGCGCATACGTATTGCGTGCGCTTGCCCTTGAGGCGTAGTCCGATCAGGGCTTCCGACTGACTACCAGCCGGAGCGAGTGTCACAATCACATTCCGCGAACCGTAACGCTTGGCAGTCTCGCGGGATACCGGCTTTAGAAGTTTTGTCATATTCTAGTTTTCCCTTTCACCAAAGACTTTGACAGCACACAGTGAATGTGTCAACAAGTATTTCACATAGGATGTAAAATAGATGTTGACATGAGTGGGTGAAAGTATAGAGTGGCGAAGGGCGCACAAACCAACCACCCCAAAAACGAAAAGGAAAAGAGTATATGAAAAGCGCGATGTCTGTAGCCATGAAAACGAAACAATTCAAATCAATCGCACAAGTCGCAAACCATCTGCTCGCTACTGGCAAAATCAGCCGAGGCACAGCAGCGAACTGGAGCATGGCAATCCAAGGCGGAATGGCTGCCTGTGTCGCCGGACTCTGCCGGGACAACTTCGGGCTGGTGACAATCAAAGGCGTGAACACTGGCGGGGAAGAAACCGGCTGCTACACACTCCCGGCATGAATCCCGCCGCTCGGTGACAGTAGACTAACAATTTCCACGATCCCCCGTTGCCGAAAGCTCGGGGGACTTTTGTTGTGCAGTTCTCCCGCAGAAACCCCAATGTTTCCATGCAAGAATCCCGCAAAAATCATGGCATAACACGTTCTAGCTTGATTCTGCACGAAATAGCGGCATTTTAGCGGAGATATGCCAACGTTGCTGTTCACGCCGGAAACTGCCAGAATCCACGCTCTGAAATCGCACAGTCCTGAGTCTGCCAGAAACAAACCAAAGCCATGCGAGCAAAGGCAAGAAATTAGCACGCTGCCTGCCGATGAGTCTGATGACTATCGTAAGACCAGACTCATGCGCGTTAGGAAACAATTGGACATGATCGATGCGGAAGTAACAAAAGAAGCAGCCAAGAACCCTGATGGCAAGAGGTTAAAGGAGTTGGTCGAGGCTGGAACTCGCCTTGACGCCCAGGAATGGAGCTTATCCAACCGACACAAGCCAAGCGTGGCCAAACCAGCAATAGGAAAGCCCAAACGCGACCGGATTTACGCTGAGCCACAGCCGGCGCAGCCTCAGGTCGAGCTAGCAACACCTCAGCCTGTGACTTGTGACCCGTTCAGTGAGGTGCTGATTCAGCCTGACTTATCAAGTTCTACGTAAGTTGTTAAGCTGGAGATACTGCCGATTAACCATAATCATTGTTGTGCATACATATTGAGAAACGATATGCGGATCGGACCGCGCGACGCAAAAGGCTATTCACCAGATCATTGCGTGAAAATAACAATCCTTTTCCCAGGCCAAGACCACCCCACACCCCCTACCCGGCAGGGGGCTTTTTGACGGGGTGATGCGATAAGGGGTACCCTCCCCTTTTAACAGCGCTTGGTTTTTGGGAAGTTTTCCAAAAAGTCGGGTTCGAAGACCGATCCGGTCATTCCGAGGCTAAATTCAGACCTTAGAATTTTTGGTCGGTGATTACGCCAATAGGGCGCGTTGCCCTCTAGCTGTCGATTCTAGGCGCTTTCGGGATGGGGTCTGTGTGGAGGGGTCAAACGCGCAAATCGAGTTTTAGAGGGGGTTCTAGGTGCTTCTCATACTGATTACAAACTTTCTTGAATTTCTGCTCTTGACACGTTGAAGCAAACGAGGCTACTGTAAAAATATTGGGGGTGCAGGGGGCCCCCCAATATTTCAGATAGCCGAGTTTTTGCTCACTGCAGTGTTTGTGCAAAATGAGCAATTGCCTGATTCTAAAGGTGGAAACGCGCTTTTTTTCGGAGGATATTTTTTACTGCACTGCAATTGCACAAGCGTTGCAGTGCCTTGCAGTGAAGATAGTCAACGACTTACGAAGAAACAAAATTCACTGCAATGGCACTGTTGCAGTACTTTTGCAGTGGTTGCAGTAACCCCTAATCATCCCGATATGGGACATTCTCCTGAAGCTTGCGACATTGATACAGCCCTTTGTCGTCACAAACAAAGTATTTGCCCATTTGTCCGTTCCCGGAGTCCCACAAAGACCAGCAAGTTCTCGATCCCCGCTTCAAGTGTTCTGACGCCCACCGGACAATAGCTGAAGCTTTCATAGGTTCAGTGACTAAAATGGAAAAAGCCATGATTTGCTCCTCCATTTCCTCAGTAGCTTTTGGCTTAGGTATTTGTCGCCAGCAAATATGGTCTGTGGAATAGGCCAGATTAAGCTCGGAAACAGGGGTTTGCCCATCCATAAGGCCGGCACGCCAGCCGCGCTTTGCGAATATCATTCGGAATTCGTCTTCTGAGGTGGCGGTGAGGCAAATGATCGCCCTGGCCCAGTTGGAAAGTTCGCTCGAACCAATGCCCATGTAGGAGAAATCACGAGAGGACCAGTTTTTCTGGGTTTTGGCTGCGTCTTTTGATGGCTTCCCTGTGTGATGGAGTAACATCCACACAATTCCCGTCTCTTCAGAGATGGGATTAAGGCTGGCGCGAAGAAATCGACTCATGGCTTTCTGGTCATTTATGTCGTCGCCGTAAAAAGAGAGCATGGGGTCTATCCAGAACAGGTCGGGGTGGTGTTCTTCGACAAGTTTCCGGGCGTACGCTGCGAAGCCGGGACCGACGTGAGTTTGATCCCGGATGATAATGAGGTTCTTTTCCAGAATGCCCACCAAATGAGCAATTGCCTCCTCATCAAATGGGTCGGGAACGAGGCCCATGCCAGCTAAGACACCTTGGAACATTTCAGCAGTATCGCCGGGGTCGTTTTCAGCCTGGATATAAACGGACTTCAAAGGGCGTTTGGGTTTTAGTCCGAAGAATGGGATGCCTATTGCAAAACATACGGCCATCTGCATCCCAAGGGAGGATTTGCCTGCGGCAGTCTGGGCGATGATGACACAGCTTCCGCCCTTACAAAGGTAGCGATTACCAAGCACTGTACTGCCGTCCTCGGCGGGAACGAAGGAGAGTAATTCCTTGATCGTGATTCGAGTGCCCATGCTTTCTTTGGCAGGCTTCTCGTCCTCTCCGGCAAGGTACTCGCCGTTGCCATTTTCCTCGCAAACCGGCGTGCCGTCCGGCCATATTTCCGTCTCCTCTGGAATTGGCACCGCTCGCAACTTGGTTGTCATTTAATTGGTGAAGGATTGAAGTAGTGAATTGACTGCCGATTTCCATTATCACGCCTGCCGTCGGGCATTCGCACAAACTGGCTTTTGAGGTGGGTGGCGCGGTCGGCCCCGAGCCATACGGCGTAACGATAAAAGCTGTTGATCTCCTGTTCAGGCTCTCCCGGAACATAAAACCATCCATGAAGCGACCTTCCACCGGAATGGACCGCCATTATCAGGGGGTAGAAGTCAGAAAGATGCCACAGTAGGGAGGCATGATCGTCTGAGGTGCCAGTATCAAACTCAATGACGGCAAATCTCCTGTCTCCGGTGTTGTCCTTGGTGTGCTCACTCCAGAATGGGCCTTCTGAGTCGGGGTCTTGGATTTTACCCCACTGCTTGGACATCGGACTGGGAACGATGAATTGAACAAACTCAGCTCTGGCGCCAATGCGACTCAGCTTTCGCGTCCAGAACTGGGACGAGGATTTGCCAACACAGATCAGCGGGTCGCCGGGGAATAGAATCTGAAGAACGGCGTAGGTGTTCGGCAATTCAAACCGTATGGGCGAAAGCTCTGCCAAGTCCGACAACCCAATTCCAACCTTGGCAATCGCCTTACTGCGGGCACACTCCGATGGCTTAGGCCAGAGCGGTGGCAGCTTTGATTCTTCCTCTGCTTCTTTATTCTCCTGGGTGGTATATTTCGGGTTAGGCTTGGCCTTACGGAATGCACACTTCAGTTTTCGCTCAATTGCCTTAGCTGACCACGAGGGCTGACAGCGGGCATTATACTCGTTCATCAGAGTTTCCGCTTCCGACCGCTTCAACCCGAACTCAACCAGACGGCACGCCACCTTGAAGGTTTGTTTATCCCCACCATCGCCGGACACCGCCGGAGCCATTGCCTCAACATAAGCACGGGCCCGGTCTAGTAAGGTTGCCGGTTCTTTCTTCATACCATCTCGGGGTGAAGGGATTTGTGGCAGTCCTCGCACATACCGACGCATTCAGCCGGGAATGTAAAACCATACTTATTGTAAGTCTCGTAACTGAGATGGTGTGCATGGCGTGCGCCCCTCACAAAGCACCTCTGGCAAACTCGGTCACGGTTTAAGACCAAGGAGCGAACATTCAGCCACTCTCGACTTCCAAGGTAGGCGTTATACTGCTCCCACCACTCCTCAGACCTTTCCGCCATTTTCTGCTGGAATTCAGCCTCGATTTTCTCTCGCTCCCGGCTTCTCTCCTCCCAGAATCGCTGCCTCAGAGTTTCATCAAACGGCGGGAGATTTGATAGATCGTAAAGAGACTTCTTAACTGCAAACCCAGAACCGCACTGCTGGCACTGCAACGCAACTGTCTGGTTTATCCCAACCAGTCTTAATGTGGGAATTTTATTCTCATGCTCGCAAGACATAACGCCCTTTCCAAACCCTCGGTGCTCCCGCAAGCGTGGACCTTGGAGTGCAGCGCGGCGGGCGCTCAGCTGGAACCAATGGGCACTTACGGGAGCACGGAAGGTTCGTTGTTGTCATGGAATTGTTACTGCACTTTTGGTTTCGGCGGGTCCAAGCGCCGGACTTCCCAAATAATCAGCGGAAATCTCTCTACCTTTACCACCCAAAATTCCCCTGTCCAGAAAAAACTCAGGAGAACACCCCACTTGTCTTTTCTCTCTGGCGAGTGCACGTTCCCGGATGTTCAAGGAACTGATCCAAGCCATTCGTCAGTTGACTCACGTATTAAGTGAGTCGCGGATGACCGATCTCAAACTGGAAGTCCTTAATCGGATTTCCCAAATGGAAAGCAGAATCATGGCAACACAAGCTGAAGTAGTAGTTGAACTGCGCGATTCTAAAGTGCAGCTCCAGAAAATCAAACAGGAAGTCGTCGACGCGAAGAATGATCTCGCGGCGACTATCAAGCGCCTCGAAGACGTTATCGCGGCGGGCAACACCGGCGAAGCGTCTGCCGATCTGGTTTCGATCAAGGACGAATTAAAGGTTGAGCTTCAGGCGTTCGACGATCTTCATGCGGACAAGCCCGTGACTCCGGTTTAAGACCCTCTCTCATTTCAGCCCCGGTTCACGCCGGGGTTTTTTTTCCGCTCCTTGCGCCATTGCCTGGTTCTTTCAAGATGGCAGGCACGACAAAGCAACCGGATGTTTTCCAACACGAACAAGCCTCCTTCTGAGTGCGGCACAATGTGATCGAACTCGGCACGTGGTGAATTGCGTTTCCATTCCTTTAGAGCAGCCACGTATTGCAAATATAGCGGACTGATGTAATGCGCCTGCGGGTCGTATGGGTATTGCAATCCACAATCTGTGTAGTTTGGCGGCTGTGGCAGCAGTTTGCTGTAATCCCAACCAGCTTGCCGTGAACAATCCTTGCCGCACTGCTGGCACTTATTCCCGTCACGCTCACGGACGGCTTGCTTCACATAGAATGGATGAAACTTTTCCTGGCACTCCTGGGAGCACCAAGTTTGCCGGCGCTTGTCAGTAATGAGTCCGCGACAGCCACGGCAAATTCCACGCTCCTGCCTTGCTGGGAATCTATCCCTGCCTCTATATTCCGGTCCAATCATGTTAACCTCCGAAACCCTCATCGGGCCGCAACTCCTGGTGCGTCTTCCCGAGTTGAAGGCGATGGGCGCCTTTGTCACGCGGCTGGATGTGGGGCGAACGAATTCGGAATGGATTTTGACGTATCATATCGAGGAGTTGGAGTTGTTTCAGTCATCCCCCAACTTCAGCACCACCATTTCCACAACGCCAAAGATGAAGGCGATGACGTAGATGACGAAGCACGACCCAAGACGTTGGATGATGTCGTCGGTCATTTGTTCTTCTCCTTACAAATCTAATTTGATGTAATCTCCCGCACTTGCCGTATGCCAGAATCCCGGACCATTCTTCGCGGCGATCTTGATGGTGTGGATGCCGTCGGTAACCTTTACAACTTCACCGCGTTCGCCACCGTGAAGGTGAGACTTCCTTGTCACGACACAACTCCCCACCGGAAACACTGGAGAATCCGGCTTAACGACTAAAGCGAAATATGGTTTCGGCACGAGGGGAGTAAAACACTGGATTCAACTATTGTCAACATTTTTGTTGACAACTTGTGCGGGCGTGATAAAAGTCTCTCAAATGAGCAAGCAAGTTGAGATGGTTCATAAGATCAAGCGCCTCAAACCAGGGAAGTTTTTCATCGTCCCCAACGCGACCGAGCGAATGCTGGCGCTGCGAACGGGGAAGTTTCTGCGTGACATCGGTGAGATTGATTTCACAGTAGTCACCCGCGAGAACGGAAATGGATTCAAGGTGTCAGCGATATGAATAAAAACACAATCCCAGAAACAGGCGGAGTTTACTTGCTCATCAGAAACGGTGTTGTTATTTACGTCGGGCAAACGGGAAATCTACGTCAGAGAATAAAAGGACACCGAGTAAGGCCATTCGATGATGTGAAGTTTACTGTCTGCGAAAACAGACATCATAGGCGCCGACTTGAGATCGAGTTGACGCGAATCCACAACCCCGAAATGAGGGGCAAATCAGACCCCAACAGAAAGACATTGCGCATCTGTGAAAGGCTGCACGCCAGAATCAAGAAGCACGTAAAACCAACCGGCATGAAGCTGGAGGCGTGGACGGAGAAACAGCTGCAATGGGCCTTAACAAAATGATTTGGACCGTACTAAAATGAATGTTTCCCGCATAAGACACCACCTCAAGCGCGGCGAAATCCCGCGAGTGGAACTGCTCAAGCCCGGCGAACCTATTGAGGCGGGCAACATTGTCGTCTGCGATAGCTGGTGCGAGTCGCCATCAGATACGAGCGTAGGCCAGCCGTGCGGACCAAAAGAAACCATCTTGAGACTAGTGTTTGAGAAATGAACGGAACATGCAAACACGGCATCCGCGATCTGGTGACCAATGTGCCCTACTGCCGTCGCTGTGACGACGATTCCAAGACAACCTGTGTTTCTGAAATGACAGAAACCAGATCGGCAGTGCTTATGGATATTCAGTTTCAAATAAAGGCGCTCGCTTTCGACTTCTGCCAACGCGAAATCCTGGAAAAGGCGCGAGACATTCAGTACACGAAAATCCACAAGGCAATGCTCGAAGCAAGCGAGTTGACCATGACTGCCATGAACGCCGAGGTCCAAAAATGTCTTGACGACATCAAGCATCGGAGAGAAACCGGAGATCGACCCAATGACCCGCGACCAGCTAATTGAAGAACTTAAGAAGCTGCCTTACAATTCCGAGATTCAAGTGCGCGTCCGCATCAGCGCCGACTGCATGGGTAGATTGCTTCAAGAAAACCCGGTCGAGGATTACGACGAGGATCATGAGATCGAAAACCTCACGGCCTTTCCGCATCCGGAAATAAACATTGAGAGAGTATGAAGCCCAAGCGCCAGCACAAATTTCAATCCGAGGCCGAGCTGTTAAAAGCCATCGACCGGGCGCATCGCAAGATTGACAAGCTCTTGAGTCTGGCCCAGATCGAACCCGATTCCGAGGCTCTGGCGCGAGGCTGCGACACAACTGCCTGCCGATTGGCCCGAGAGCAAGCCGACCTGTTGCTGGGAAAGATAAAACGATTGCGCGAAACACGACTCGTCAAGCTGGGCAATGCGCTGGCGGCAATCAGAACGATTCCTATTGGTGAGGACAATGGCATTTCGGGATTAAATGAAACCCAGGTGGTGCTCGAATCAAAATAAATGTCAATACCGTGGTCATTACTAAAACCATTGCACGGAAAGTGGCAATGGGTCGACCATTCCAATGAGGTAAATGATATGGGCATCACCCAGGCGCAATACATAGAAATGTTGACCCGCACTCAAAAGAGGTCACAGGTTGAACAGGACGTGACCGAGGGTGTTAATCGTGAATCCGACCTTCATCACGCTATCATAGATTACTGCCGCGCTAGTGGCTGGGTATATCTGCATGGCTCAATGGCAGAGGCAACTCACAGAACTTCCGGTGAAGCGGATTTTGTAATCTGTGCAGATGGTGGCCGAGTATTCTTCGTCGAGTGCAAATCAAAAATCGGGAAATTATCCCCCGCGCAACTGGCGATGAAATGCCATCTCGAAAAGTTGGGCCACGTTTATTCTGTGGTCAGAAACATGGAGCAATTTCGGGAGGCTATTCAACTGGAGGCCAAGGAATCCCAAGCCGTGCAGCCGCATCCGCCTTCTCCTTCTCCGGAGTAGCTTCCGCGTTGGCAATCACTAGATCATCCCAATCCTGTTCAGTGGGGCGCCAGCCTTCCGGCTTTCCAAGGTGAGTCCGGAGTATTTCAAAGACTGCGTTTACTAACCCGATGACGGCGGCGGTGGTGACTTGGTTCATTTGGAGAGCTTTCTAATCAGGGAGATGGTTTCGGTCTGGATGGTGACAAGGTTCGTGCCGGCTGGCGAGGTTGAGGTTCGAGCCGCGAGGACGGCGATGGCGTAAGCACCTCGGTAATTATTCCATGCCGCATCAACTTCGGCCTCGGCCTGTTTGGACACTTTCTTTTGGACGACCAGCTCATTCCACGACTTGTACGCCTCGTGCGTGAGCGTGTAACTATCCTTGATTGTGTAATAAACGACCGCTTCCTTGGTGGTGTTTTTGCAGCCGGTGACGACCAGTGGCAGCGAAACCGGAATGGCCATTAGGAGGCACGCGATCAGGATTCGTAGTGTTTTCATTTTGATTTTCTCAGCCCAGACGTGTTGAATGTTCACTGGCATAAATCATACTTCGCAGGGTACGTCTTGGCAACCCGCTTTATGATCTTGAGATTTCTAAGGCGTTGCAACCTCTGATGAACTGCCGTCAATTGAGTTCCTCTTGGAAGGCTGTCAAGAATCTCTTTCGCCGTTGGCTGAACGTGCTCATCGAAAACGTCCACCACGTCTTGCAGGTGGGGTTGCAATGGCATCATGCCATTTTGACATAAGCGACAGGGGATGTTCATATATTGTGCTGCATTGCCCAAAGCTCATGTTGCGCGACCAGATTTTGGTAGGCTTCCCAAGCAGTGCCACCGCGCTCGCCGGTCTGCATCTCATTGCAGCCGCAGCTTCGGAAGGTGCAGAAAAGACGAACGGCGTCTTCCTCAAGATGCGCCCTGAGTGGCCGACCGCAACACTGGCATTGGTAGATCATATCCTCGGACATCGTTTGAAAATCCTCCAGACAATGAGAGCAATTGCAGAGACTCCTAGCGCGAAGACAGCGAGAGTGGTCATGGTTTCTTCACCATTGCGTTTTCCTGTTCCAAAATGTTGTCGGCAGCCACCAAGACTTCAATTCTGTCATCTTCCAATCCAGCAGGAGAGGCCCACCAGTAAAAACCATTTACATTAAAGATTTTGAAGTCTCCTGCAATGGTCACGAGACATGCTCGCCTTTTAAGCCTCCAGATGTCGGATTGGTAAACAGCCTTCAACTTGTCATCAGCCTTAAATTCAAACCCGTACTTGAGACACTCATGATTCATTTCTTCACCGTCAACGCCTTTCCAACCAACAGCCCATTGATTGCCACCATCGAGAAGCAGATTTCGCGGACGCAAAGATAAGCGGTTAGACAGATCATCGCCGTGATGATGACGGGGCGAATGTGGTCGAACAGAATTTTCATAAAATTAAACCGGCAGCAGCAACGACATGATGCGGGTAGTTAGCCCACCGAATCGCGCTTTAGCGGTTGAAAAAATACAAGACCCGCAATTGACTGCCGAGGTGACCGCAGCAGGAGTCGATGCCTGCATGGATTTTACGTGATGTCCTGGAATCCAACTCTTTTCTGGACTTATTGAGATGCGTTCTTTCCGCCATGCGTTCACACGGACCACCCTCCCAGATTCACTTGAAGATGTCAATCATTTATTGCTCGGCAGCGGCGGGTGGTGGAGTTGTGGAAAGTTCCACCTTGGCCTTGAGTAATTGGCGCTGAATCTCGGCAGCAGTCTGGGCATCCTTTCGGGCTTCGTTTGCCTGGAACTGCTGTTCTTTTTGCGCGAGCTTTCGGCTGTGAGTTTCAGCGTCCTTGCTTCCCTTGAAGTTGGCCACGATGCCTGTCTCCAGAATCTTGGCCTGCGCCTCGGGAGAGACACCACCAGCCTGATTCATTTCCTCGTCACGCTTCATCACTTCGCGCTCCATCTGCTTGACGAAGTTGGTGAGTTCTCCAAGGTCCTTGGCGACATCGGTAACGAACGGCATCATCTGATCGTCTTGGGCAACGCGATCCAGCAGAGTGGCGATATGACCAATGACATTCTTGTAACCATTCACCTGTTGCATGGCCGGCATCTGGGCACCTTCCATGATTGGTGTAAGCGCCGCTGACAGCATCCCCATTAGCGTGGTAATTTGCTCGATTGGATTGAAGCGTTCAGGAAGATTGACCGGAACTCCCTGCATCAACACCGGGAATGCGAACTGCGCCGCCGTCTGCGCATCAGTAACCACCGGCTTCGGCGCAGTTGGAACAATGAATTCCGCCATCGTAGCATCGCCCGTAACGGCCTCGACGTAAATGTGCTTAACATATTCCTGTTTCTCGGGTGCGAATTGCGGCAGCACGCTCATCAACGATTGAGCTTGGGCCATCTCCATTGTTGGATTGCCCGATCCCAGCGGAACTTCCGGCTCGATACGCCAGTGCTTGCTGTCGATGAACATTGGGGGTACGCCTTCACGCAAGGCTGCCTCTTGAAATTCCTTCGCGTCCGGGTCTTCCGTTCCTTTCCTGGTAAGCCTTCGGCAGATTTCCTTGTACTCAAACTTGGCGTAGGTGACCGCCTTGAGAATAAGGCCACTCATCAGAGCGTTCACTTGGGAAACGCGAGCCATCGTTTCTGTGGCGGTCATTTCCTTTTTGCTGCCTGTCTCCAAATCCTGTGTGAAGCTGACAGATGCCTCACCCTGCAACTGCTTCAGTTGAGCCATCGTGGTTTCGATCAGGCCAGCATCAATCTGATGACGCTCGGTGTTTGGAATAATAGACACCCCGGAATCCAGAATGAACTTGTCCATCAGTTGCAGCTTTTGAACGCGCCCACGGTCGGCTGGGTTGCTCACCCGGAATCCGATGTTCATGTTCTCCATGCAATGCGACATGACGCGATTTCTCATTATGTCCAGCCAGAAGCAGGGTTCTTTAAGAAGTAATCCAAAGCTGCGAACTGAATGCCACAAGAATGGCGCCTTGCTATTCAAGTCTCCAAACTGGACATGGAGCAACTGGCGAAGGTTGGGAGCAACGGGAGTTTCTCCATTATCAAAAACGAACTTATCAGCCGCAGCACCGCGACATTCCTTGGCAGCAACTACGCGCAAAAACCATCGGCCTTTTTCATCTACGAAATAGAAGTGCCAGAGTGGAATGCTCGGGCTGGCATCGCTGATGTAAAAGCCACCGTTCTGCTTGATGAGGTCAGCCCAGTACTCAGGATTCTCGTAAACCGTGCTGTCTGTGACTTGAGTGGTGTCGCCCTTGTATTCTTTCAGAATAGCCAACACCTGCTCCTTCTGCCAGCCCTCATCCCAGTGTCCGACGGATTTACGGACCAACTCTCCAACAGTGTATTTCTTGCGGAGCGCAAACCACGAAAGATTCTTGAGGCTGGTCCTGGTATCGGTCGGAACCCGTAAATCTTCCAGGGCCACCATCTCAGGCAGCCAGCTATCTTCATCCAGCCACATCTTGGGACCGATGCCATGAGCCACAACACTGGCGAAAGTTTCACACTGCGTCTCGAAATACTCCAGTGAGTCTTTGATTGGTTCGTTGATAAGTCGTGTCAGTTTGTTCTCCCAATCAACCCGGACTTCTGGAGGAGCAGTCGGGAGCTTTACTTTGAAGAAGTTGGACGGCTTTCCAAAAGCATTTCCATACTGCCGCCTTGCCTGTTGACCAAGCACCGCCATCTCTCCGGAGTTGAAATTGATCTTTACGCCCATCTTCTCGGCATCGGCTGGCGATAGCGGAGGCACCCCATTGAATCCATCGTTGACCTTGCGGCGGTTGTTGGACCTCACCCATTCCACGTTGTCTCCATACTGGATGGTGGAGAGAATTTTTCCGGGTTCTTTGAAGTTCATAATCAAGCCAGTCTTAGAATTGAGGTCTTGAATCTCACTTGGGCTGTACCCGAAACGTAACCTGTGACGCCGTAGGACCACTGAACGGCGGTGCCATTGTCGAGCAGGGAATTATTGTACGACGCATCCGCCACTAGAGCATCCAGAGGACCAGCCCCCGCTGCGAAAGCAACTGGAGTCGAGTTGGCAGTGCCATCTATTGTAAAATCAGGATTAAGTCCGCATCCCGCGTTAAGGCTCGTGGACACAATCTCAAAAAACACAACGATCATGTAGGCTCCTGCCAGGGCATTGCCAGATGAGGCCGTCCAGAATGTTACAGGAACGGCAGCGACATCGGCATTGATGGTGACGGTCTGATCCAGAATCGCCGCAGTCGTCAGACTGTCACCATAGCTGTTCGGAGTCATAACCTCGGGACCAAATCCAGTGGGAGTCATTATCCTCATAGCGTATTCACTGTCCAAAACACTCCGGCAGTATCCGCTATCCCGCGAATCCTACCACCAGCAGGAAGTGTGATTTCAGGAATATCATCGTAGGCAGCGCCAGCAATCAATTCACGACTGATGGGCGTAATCGGAACATCAAGTCCATTAACATTGAGATAGATCGTGAAAGTGATTGTGCCGGCTGTTCCATTGACAATTCGGAACAAGTTAAAGCCAACATCGGAACCACTGTTACGATCACCCTGAGTCGCCACTGGAACTGTGAAAATAGTTCCAATGGAATTAGGTATTTCACCATTGAAAATCACGATTCCCTCCGAATCCAGCAGTTCACATGGAATTTTTCAGGAGCATCATGCTTCACGATATGAGAGAGTGGAGTCCAGATTTTGAGACGATTACAGCAGCCACAGACGCGGCACATATGCAATTTGTCCTCGTTCGCCACAACCAAATTCATGGCGTTCTTTACCTCCAAAAGCCTAAGGATGCAATACGCAATAGGATCGAGAGCTATCTCCCACCAGCGCGGCGCCCGGTTCTCAGGGCAGGCTTCGCAGGCTTTAGAGCGACTCTCGGCCAGCTCTTGAGCGACCGGAACGCCGCCTTCTCCAAGCCATTCGATGAGAGGGTTCACGGCACCTTTGCCCCGCAACACCCGCCCCCACGACTGCGAACCGGCGCCACGTAATTTGCCACATCAGTATCCTGAACCCACTTCGGATCGCCATTGAGTCGTGCGACGGTGAAGTTCTCGATGTCACGCCAGCAGGATTCCCAATCCTTGTTCGGAAAGTTATTGGCCGTGCGATAGTCATGCACACGCCCAGTGATATGGCGCATTCCACCCTCGGCAGGAAAGGTGCGACCCGGGCCATTGTTGTCACGATACCAGAAACCATCTGGCGGGAAAGTGGTGTAGGAGCGAAGTTGAAGCATAAACCTTATTGATGTGAAAGCTGATAGCTGGCCATCGTTTTGTCTAGGGATTTTTGTTCTCGCTCCCAGAAATCCTCATCTGTCTTTTCTGCCTGAGGCTTGCCAATTTTGTTCACGATGAATCCCTTTCTCCTCGCCATCTCAACTATCCCGGCAGCCCAATCGGATACGTCGGGACTCCTTCCTACGCGCTGTTTGAATCCCTGCTTTTGCGGGTCAGTATGCGGCTTGTCCTTCGGCTCAACCGACTTCTTATCGCCTTTCACGCGAGTCCATCGGCGCAATGAGAATTCTTCAAGAGCTTCTTCGGGAAGATTCCTGATTTGACCCGACTCGACTGCGAGAGCCACTTGAAAATTAAACTCCGATGTCAGGCGGTCATATTCCTCATCGCAACGCTTCAGCCGCTTCTGTTGGGTTTGCTCATCTAGGATTGTAATATCCAGACTGACGGGGCGGGGAGTTGGTCGTCCGCCCGCGTCAATCGGGTGAGTGTCTGCGCTCCAGACTTTAGCTAAAGCAGTTCCAAGGCTGCCACGTCCCGTAGCGTCATGTCCCATTGAATCACCCGGAATATCCTCTGCCTCACAATCCTCCCGGACAGCGTGAGCAATCTGGTATTCCGGCTCCATGTCAGAACCCACCGTCACTGGAATAATTCTTGGTTCATTGAAGCTGAGAATCTGGACATTGTTGATGTCGGTCCCGAATTCAGCAGAACCGCCAACGCAACGGTCGCCCCCATAAGCAGCATCTACGAAATAGACTTTGGTTCTCGGAGAACCTTCCCAAATCACCTGCTCCTGAGCTTTATTGAGAAGGCACATCTTACGACTCAATATCCGCTTGGCCATCGTTCCAATCTTCATCGTGCCGACGCACTGTGAGTAAAACTCAATCGAGTCCTTGGCGAAGAAGGAGAGAGTATCTGCAATCTTTTCCCGACTAATAAGGTATTTGTATCGCGTGGGCTTGTCTGCCGGAAAGTCGAAGTTACAAGAATCAGTTCCAATGAGATTTACACATCGACCGTTCATGAATCGAGTATCCCAGCAGGTTGTTTTGGTTGGCTCCATGAAATCATCCGACCAACCACCTGCGGGTTCGGCGGCTCGACCAAGTGGATCAAGTGGGTCGTTGGGATTACCCAACACGATGGCTCGAAAATCCTCGTTCTTGTTCAGGTTTGCGAAGGCTGACAAAAAATTCTGCCCCATCATGCTGGCTTCATCAGCGACGAGTCGCATTCGCTTTTGCTTGATACCTAGAAATTTTGAGAGGCCTACGAAGCTGCCACCTTGCACACAGTTGTGAACAATAGCCTTGTTTACTGAGTAGCTGGGATGGCCGTCAACTTCAAGATTTCGGACTCTATAACCTCCTTCACGCTCTGAATATCTCGCGTCACCAAAGTGTTCGAGAATCTTAACACTCTCCACCCTAGCCTGTTTAGAATCGCCGTCCTTGTTTTGTCCTTCTTCAACCTTTGAGGTATCCTGTGAATTCCTCCATCCACCTCGACGATAAGTTTTATGTTTGGGAACGAAATGTCCGGTTGATACCAATGAGACTTCCCGTCTGAAGTTTTGAGTCCTGTCCTGATGTGGTGATGCAGGATTGACGTTGGGAATAATTCCCAAACATTCATCTCCTCCTGAGTGGGTTTGTAGTGGTGCCTTGCACTCGACCGACCAGCCGATTTCCTCCTGCAAGATGGCCCGCAGAAAAGAGTCCTTGGTTTCTTTGGAGACTCTCTTGTGGAATTGAACCCCTTCCCGCATTGCTTGCACGGCTTCCATAGAGTTTGATTCCGGCATCGAATCGAACAAAATTTTCTCGTAGCGTAAACTTTTACCATCTGCTTTCCACAGTGCTTGCATTTCCTTGAAACCAACCTCCGGCATTTCGGGTTCATTGACGCCCATATTCCAGCGCAGGCCGTGCTGCAAAATCTGCCTGCCGAGCGTTTGGCTGGCCGGAATAGATTTCCGCAATGGACACACTTTTTCTTTTCCCATGCAAAAATGCGGCAGGTCTTCGAGCAGTGTTTTCTGTTTGGATAACCCGGGCCAATCGGGCGATTGCATGATGCGCAAAGTTTCATGCGCCGAAAATACCATATCGCAAGCCTCGAGGTCAATTGAATTAACCCATCCCCGGTCGGTAAAAAAAGGATGGTTTTCCGTGCAATCAATAATCCTGCCGTCTGACAAAGTGACTCTTACCAATCTTGGAGCTACGCTTTCATGGGTTCGCGTCACCACTCCAATGCCACAAGCATTCAGAACTAGATCGCCTTCCCTTACGGCTTCGATTGGGATTGTTCCAGAAGGAGTGTCAACTAAAGTTCCAAAAGGAAAACATGGGACCCCGAAAATTCCCTTCCGCATATCGCGCATCTTTCGTTTCCCTGGTTCGCAGTCTTCAATGTCATCTGTGGTGATTGCGATGGCGCTGTCCAGTAAGTGTCCAGCGAGCTTGGGGTATTTATTTATACCGCGCTCCCACAGGTCAGTAATTTCACCCCACACACGTTTCTTCAATCCTCGAATATCGGTGGATGAAACAAGGACGCAAGTTTCATCAGGGAAGCACCAATAGTCGAGTAATGAAATCCACGCGGCTTCGTGAGTTTTCCCAGAGCTTCCCGGCCCCATAAGGACGCAAACCTTGTGACTTAGAATTTCATCCCGGCAGAGCCGGTGCCATCGGTGGTCGTCCAATTCAGGCCACAGAAGTTTGCGGGCATTTTCAAAATGAACCGAGAGTGCCTGTGGATTACCCTGATTCTTTCGGATCATGAACATTTCAATCCCAAGATCATCCCACCGCTGATGGCCATTTTCGTCCTCCTCATCGATGGGAAATGTGTAGCCGTAGCGGATGATGTTTTCCACAAGCCAAAGCTAATCATCAACAAACATGATTGACAACCGGGTTTTTGCGCTGAATATCCCTTTGACGAAAGTGATTACTTATGCCAGCTCCATCTTCCTGTACTCCTTGCTGCGTTGAAGCCGTTACGACCAACATACCTGGCACTGAGGGCGGAAATGCTTTTGCCACCCTCTCGGCAAATCTTACGCTTCCGGCAGTAAACGCGACTGTCGTAGCCAATGTTACCAACACCAACTGGATGGCAGTTGGCGAAGTAATTTTCGCCAGCGACGACATTGATTGGGGGCACTTTCAAGTCCAGTCCATCGGCAGCGTCACTCAAGTGACTCTGGTATTTCTTGGAAACGAGGGCGACGGATCGCCAGGAGCGGTCATCGACAGCGGCTCAAGAGTAGTTCCGTCCGGCACCCAGCAAGCCATCACATTTCCAATCTCTGTTGCCAACGGTGGCACCGGCCAAATCACAGCGCCGCTTGCATTGGCTGCCATACTAAGCGGTGCCCCGCTGCCGATTGCCAACGGTGGCACCGGCCAAATCACAGCGCCGCTTGCATTGGCTGCATTAGGGGTCGGCCAGGATGCCACGGTTGACACCAGTGCCGGCCTGGTTTACGACATTCTCAACGCAGCCACAGCAATTACCGGAGTTGCTGCGACATGTCCGACAACCGGACTTTATTTGATTCTCGCTCATGTGACGGTGGATTACGCGGCAGCCACGTTTCTGTCAAACCGAACCCTTACCATTTCAATCAGGAACGTCACTGCCGGAGCTAACCTTGTTACTTGTGTAAGAAGCTCTGGAATTTTCACACTTCTGACTCAACCCAGCCAAGACTACGTTTTGCCATTCACCACACAAAGCCTGACGGCCTCGGATTCAATTCAGCTCTGGATTTCATTTGACACTGTTCAGTCCCAAGGAACATCCAGAGTGTCGTCGGCAAGTCTAGCTTTGGTGCCAATCGCCATCTAATGGAATCCAGGAATTTGCTTGAGGGAGCATGAAAACTTTTAGCCCAGGCTCTCTGTTCGATGCGGTTTCGTTTTTCCCAGGCGGGATGAACTCCGACATTCCGCCAGAGCTGCTGCAAAAGACTCAGCTTGCCTATGCCAAGAATTGCACCCTGCGTGGAAACTACGTCATCAATCGCAGTGCCTATCGCCAAATCTCGCTGACGTTTGCCACGCCGGAAATTCAAACCAACTTCGAGACTGGAATTTTCCAGGGTTGCTGCTTTTACCAACCGGACACAGACCCCGAATGTCTTATCGCTTCAATTGGAGGAAGGCTGTTCCGAGTCACGCCGAGCACAAACACCGCGACTGTGGAAGACATCTCCATTCCTGGTGACCCGAATTCCGCATCCAAAACTCAGGCATGGCTCTGGCAGTTCGAGAAGTTCGTGGCGTGTAACGACGGCGAGAGTCAGTGCATTTTCTTTGACGGAAACTCCAGTCGCAGGTCCCAGGGAGAGCGCATCATCAAGGGCACCACCGCAGCGTCATTCACCGTGCCCCCGATTGGGGGCACAGTAACTGTGCCTTTGACCGGCGATTTCATCGGCGTGATTGGTGACATTGTGCTCATCAATGGGGCGCAGTACGAGGTGGTTCCGAATGCGTCCTCCACCTATCAAATAATCCTGACCAATCTTTGCGAGACAGCGCCAAGCCTGGCGGTTGGAACTGTCATAGAGTCACATCCAGCCAGAGTGTGTCAGTCTCAGGTGCAAAAAACCTTTGGGCCGATTCCTGATAACGCTGACATGCTGGTGTCGATCAAGATTGTAGGGCCGATTCAGGGAGTGACCGGAGTATTTACTTTTGACGGCACTGTTTACACAGTCGGACCTGGGGCCAATTCAGGTGCTCTTACGGGAACCGATCCACCCTCTCACTACGAAGGACCTCCAGCGTCTCTTGCGATAGCCCCCGGCAGCAACTTTCCTGGAGGTATGATAACCCCATCTTACCCCGGGTACATAACTTTTTGGACCCAAGAGAGAACCAGTGACGTGTGGACCATTCCCCAGTTTACAATCATGTATCGCGGAGTTGACATTGTAACCGATCTTTGTGCCGTGGCGTCGGCTCCATTTACAGTTCCGGCTATTGGAGAATCAGGTCAATTGACCGTGACGGCTCCATACACCGGAAATGACAATGCCAGTGTGTGGATTAACGACCGACAATGGACTATTGCAAAAGTTCCATCGGCACCAGTCGGGTCCACCGTCACGCTCAAGAACATCAACGACAATAGACTCACTGAGTTTGGAGACATAACCAACATTCCAGAATTACCAATCGGAAGAATGGGATGTTACGGCATGGGAAGAAATTGGGTCGCATTGGCTGATGGGGTTACTTACATGGGAAGCGATCTGGTTGGTGGCAGCTCCGGTACTCCAGTGAACAACTTCCGAGATGCGCCGATGCGGACTTTGGAAAACTACTATCTTGCCGGTGGCGGCGCATTCCGAGTTCCGGCATCTGGTCAAACAATCCAGGCCATGCGATTCCCGGCGACACTTGATTCTTCATTGGGTCAAGGTCCACTCCAGATCATGACGCAGTTGCTTACATTTTCATGCAATGCTCCAGTGGACCGCGAGACTTGGCAGGACGTGGTAAACCCGTTACAAACCCAATCACTCATCGGCGGCGGCGCACTATCGCACGAGTCTTGCGTAGCGGTAAATGGCGACCTTTGGTTCCGCTCCATTGACGGAATTCGCAGCCTGAAGCTGGCGCGTCAGGATTTTCAAGTGTCGTTCAGTAACACACCTCAAAGTGTGGAAATGAACCGACTTCTGTTGATGGACGACCGCAATTTGCTCAATTACGGAAGTGCTGTGGTGTTCGATAACCGCCACCTCCAGACTGCTACCCCAATCCTGTCAACCAGGGGCATCTATCACACTGCACTGGCCGTGAGAAATCTCGACCCTAGTTCCAGCCTGAGGGGAAAGCAGCCGGACATTTACGACGGTGAATGGAACGGGTTGAACGTGTTCAAATTAGTCACCGGAACAGTGTCAGGCTTGGACCGCTGTTTCGCATTTTGCTACAACACCACAACCCTCACAGTCGAACTGTTTGAGATTCTTCCATCAGAGGGACAAGGCTCTGCCATTGACGACGACGGTAAACCCATCGAGATGGAATTTGAGATGCCAGTGTTGTGCTACCAACCAAATACCGCCACTCGTCAACTGTTGCGGCTCAAGGACGGCGAAATCATGGTGGAGGACATTCAAGATGATGTCACTTTCTCGGTGTACTTCAAACCTGACTACGATCCCAACTGGCGCCTATG